AAGTCATGCGTACTTCTGCTGTAATTTTTTAGGCTTACTGCCTCTTTGTTTCCCGATCCTAAGCGATCGCCTCCAATTTCTGTTTTCATTTTTTATTTGTTTTTAGGTTATTTTTCATTTCTTCTAGCAACATTATCACTTGAATTATTCTATTCCATGTTATTGTTTTTAGTTGCTTTTTTATTTCTTTTAGCGTTCCCTCTTCGGTCACTCTATAGTCTCCCATCGTACCGAAGCTTTTCCCATCTATTGTAATTATTGTAAAAGGACTATCTTTTACTTGTTCTCTACTAATTGTCTCAGAAGAGCCTTCTTTGGCTACTTCTTTTACATTCTGTTGTAATTGTTTTGATCCTTTTGTTTCCTTCGTTTTCATAGTTTATTTGTTGATTTAATTTATAATATTCACCGTTTTTTACTCGTTCTTTAATTATTATTTCTCCTGTTTCACCATCCACATATTGACTTTTTGTTAACCATATTATTGATTTTCTATGTTTTATCATGTGTTCGAATTGTTGCCGATTTTTACCCATAATATTTCCATATTAGGATATACCACTGCCAAAAGTTTTTGGCTTTTTTAATCTCGTAAAGTTTTTCGTTTGTTGTCATAGTTTCTATTTATTACATTAATATTCAATCAATTTTATCTATCACTTTTACTCCGAATCTCCTTCTTAAATCGATTTTGTCCTATAATTTATACTATGTATAATAAATTTTGTCGATCTATCTCTCCCCTAGCAGGGGTACTAATATACACTTTTTTTTTAACTTACCTATTTTGAGGAACAAATTTCAATTTGTGGCTCATTAATAGGTTTAACCCCATACAGTTTTTGTATTCTTTCTAACTTCTTCAAGTTTCTTCTTTCGTTCTCGTACTTCTTTAATTCCCAGTTTCTGCTATCATCTCCATACCCTAAGCGTTTATTTTTTTTACGTTCTTGTTCTAGTAGTTTATAATATTCTTCTTCTCCTTCCTTTATATCTACTTTTATACCATTAACCCATCTAATACCTTCATCTAGTTTTTCTAACCATAACGCTTCTTTCTCATCATCTTTATATATTTTATTCCGATAATATATTGGTAAGGCTATTTCTATTCCTTGTCTTGTTTTGTACGTTTCGATAGTTTCTCCTGCTTTGTACTTATTTCTTTCAACATCTCTTCGTTCCATATAATTCCGTCCAATACCTTTACTTGTATATATTTTACTATTATATTCCTTATGTTTTTCATCTACTTTATTTACATATTTCACAATATAATTTATCGTTTTCGCACTCACATAATCTCCAATCCATACCGAACCATATTTCCATATCTTTTTTATATCCTTCCTTTCGTCTGTCCACACAATACCGTGCATATGCACCCTTTCTGTGTTCTGGTGTCCCAATTCTGTCACCAACCAATGTCTCAATGTTTTTCCATACTTCTTCCGCCACCTTTCCGTGTATCTTCTTACTGCTAGTCTGCATATCTCATTATCTCTATCATATCCTTTTAATCCTTTTATTTCGTTATCTAATTTCTGTAACTCTATTTCGTTGAACGTATACGTTACGAATTTTGCATTTTTATTGACTCTTATGTCTTCTTGTAGTCTTACTTGCCATTGTCTTGCTTTCTGTTTTCTACATTCCATACATTTTCCACAGCCCACGGGTACATACAGTACCCGCTTATCTACTGCTTCAGGGATTATTCCCTTATTTTTTTTGTTTGCTACATACTTCCTATTTTTTATTAGTTTCGGATATAAACACATTTTTATTTACTTCTATATGACTCTATTCCAAATCTTCTTTTAATTGAATCTGCCATATCTTGTATGCTTTTTCCAACTACATTCCATAGTGATGGATAGTCTGCTTTTATTTGTGCCATTAATTTATTTACTTCCACTTGGTCTTTTGCTATCACTACATCTTGTACCATTTTTGTTATTCTAGCTTTAGATTCTTCTATTCTTTGTTTGCTTTCTTTTATATTTTGATTTTTGAAAGCTATATCTACTCCTGTACTTATTGCTTCATTTTTTAGTATTTCCATCTGACTTTCGTATCCACCTTCTAATAGTTTATTTTCACTTTTTAGTTTATCTATTTTAGCTTTACTTTCTTCGATATTTTGTTCTAACGATTTAATACTTGTACTAGCTTTTAATACATTCATATCTATTTCTGTTCCTCTTTTAGCTATATTTGGATTTTCACTCACTTTATTAGCTGTATCTGCTTCTACATTTTCTACCTGTGCTTTTAACAGTTCTGTTTGAGCTCCTGCCATTAATCCTTCAATTGCCATTTGTTTTTGTACATTAGCTTTTGATGCACTTCCACCGCCTTGGCTTCCTGTGGTCGTTCCACCGCCGCCACCCATTCCATACATTAATCCAGGGTTCAATCCTGCACCTTTCATATGTTCTAGTTGTGCTTTGTAATTTGTTTTATTCCACATATCCATTTGTAAATCATGCCCTTGTTGATTTAACATTCTTTGGTTTTCATATTGTTTTTGTGCATTTGCACTATCTCTTTTGTTTGCTCTGTTTTCTGACATCATTCCAAACATACCTCCAAGAGCTTTTCCTAACATTCCTAATCCCATTTTTTTATTTTTTAAATTTTTATTTCGCGCTTTTTCAAAGCGATCTTATTCACTTGATATATAAGAACAGATGCGTACCACCTGCTTTTATTAAAGGGGGATTTTACTCCCCCATTTAATTTTACTTAGCTTCTTTTGTGCCTTCTGTTGACTGAGCTCCGCTCTTATCTACATCTAATTTTACTACTTTAGTTTCTGCTTTAGCTTTACTTGCTTTTGCGTCCCTTTTCGCTTGCACACTTCCACTTACTTTATCCATAGCCTCACTAGCTATTTCCCACCTGTCCGTTCTAATATTATACGCACTTATTACACCTTCTTTACGTTCCGTAAATATACTCGGCGCTCCATCTGTAATTGGTTCTTTATTACTTACTATTCTTTCTATTTTGTGTTCTATCGGTTCACCCTCTACACATTCAACACTTTTCAGTTGACTCTTTTTTGCTTTTTTATATTTATATGCCATTTTCTTATAGGTTTGGTATTACTTTCGCACTCATTTTTCTACGTGCTGTTATTTTGTTACTTATTTGTACCCAGAAATTTTGACTATCTAGACTTGTCTGTGCAAATATGTTATTATACTTACTTGGATCTACATACGTCGTTAAATCTTGTATTCCTGTTAGTCCTTTTTCATATCTTCTGTTTAATGTCATAAACATTTCCTGATTTGCTTCTGCGAAGTTTCCTCTTGTCTGATTTACATTTGTCATATAATTTATCCATGCTGGCTGTTTTCCTGCTGTATTATATCCTACAACTCCCGTATCACTTGCTGTTGTATCAAACCATGCCATTTGATCTGTTATTAAGTCCTGATATCCAATCTCATCTAACGCTGGCTTATGCAAGTCATTCATTGTTGTCAGGTTAACATCCCATTTATTTCCTTGACTGTAATCTATTCTAGGCGTTAAGCTTACTAGTCCGATTATATAACTTGGCTCATCTACTTTAATTTTTACTTTTCCACCTTTATTTTTACCTGTCAATCTTCCTCTTCCTGCTAACGTTCCTAACGGCTGCTCTTCTCCACCTACTTCTGTATCTGCTACACTAACCACTTCTTCGAATCCTAATTCTTTTATTAGACTTCCCATATACATTGGGTTTTCACAGCTTTTACTTCTTTCATGCGTATAAACCGCATCTAACCAATCATCATAACTCCCACCGCTTATTGCGATTCTATTCAGCATATTATATACTTTATTTGCTAAGTTTAACGAGTCAATCGTAAACTCATTTCCTGCTGTACTCACTGCTGTTACTTCATTGATCCCATTTGTTCCGTCTATCCATTCTGTACTAATCCAATTATTAAACAAATCACTTTGATATGTTTTAATTCCTAATCCTTCTTGACTTGCCGTTTTATAGTATTCTGCATCTCCTCCTGCTATCGTTCCGCTATTAAATCCTAATCCTAATCCATAAGGAGCTTCACTATTTCTACTTATTTCAAACGCTGTTGTATCTCTTACCGCTTCTAGAATATCCATTCTCATGTCATCTATATTATCTAACGGAAATTCTGTTAATTGCGGTCTCCCTTCTGTTACAAGTGTATTGTTTTCTATTGTTTGATCTTGAAATTCTATATTAACTGTTGTTGATATTGTTCCTAACCATCCTGTACAAGTTATCTCTATATTTCCTTCAGGTTCTATTTCCACATATGTTACGTCACTATATAATGTCGTTATTGGAAATTCTACTCCATCTTGTGTCAATTTTACCAAATCTAAGTTTGGTGTTCCATATTGTCCTATATCATTTGCCTGCCATTTTCCCACTAATACGAAATCCGTTCCATTGAATATCGATGTATTAAAGTCTACATCATTATCTTTTACATCTTGTCCATTATATTCTGCACTAAACGTGTCCCATCCATTTTCCCATTCACTCGCATGTATCACATATCCACGTTCTTCTTGCTTATTTGCATAGTAGTTTTTATATATATCCCAATATCCTAGATATGGTATTCCGTTAAAATATCTCCTTGCATAATTTGAACTTCCAGTTTTTCTTCCTAATCCTCTCATATTTAAATATGAGTATATACTACTGCTATTTATTTGCTGATTATCTCCTTTATCTACATCATAATTTGCTGTCATATTTATTCGAGGCAATAGTATTTGACTCATATCCATCCCTATGTTTAGCATATTCATATGTAATTTACCTTGGTATAATCTTACTGGACACTGGAACACATCTAATTGTACCTTGTAGCTTCCAAACAGTGGTCCCACTGTTGGTAACGTCTTTACATCCACGTCTAAGTCGATGTCAAAGGAATCCCCTGGCAGTGCTACTTCACTCATAAACGGTACTAGTGTCCCGCTACTCATACTACTTCTCCAGATATACCCTAAGTCATGCGTACTTCTGCTGTAATTTTTTAGGCTTACTGCCTCTTTGTTTCCCGATCCTAAGCGATCGCCTCCAATTTCTGTTTTCATTTTTTAT